TACCATACTTTCCACAACCAGAAATGAGAATGATGTTGTTGGGTTTTGCTGCTCGTGAAGCATTACATGTTGCCGCATACTCACACTTGATTGAAACTCTTGGTTTGCCAGAAACAACATACAACGAATTCTTAGAGTATGCTGAAATGCGTGAGAAGCATGACTATGTTATGGATATCTCTGCACAGAATACCACAAAAGAAAATACTGCAACACACATTGCGGTATTCTCTGCATTCACTGAAGGTATGCAACTATTCAGTTCATTTATTATGTTGTTGAACTTCCCTCGTCATGGTAAAATGAAAGGCATGGGTCAAATTGTTACATGGTCTATTGTAGATGAGACACAACACGCTGAGAACATGATTAAGTTGTTCCGCACTTACATTCAAGAAAATCCAGAAATCTGGAATGATGAATTGAAGTCACGCATTTACACCATTGCTGAAAAGATGGTTGAACTAGAAGATAAGTTCATCGACCTAGCATTTGCAATGGGTGAAATGGAAGGACTAACTGCTGAAGATGTTAAGAAATACATCCGTTACATTGCTGACCGTAGATTGATTTCTCTATCACTCAAAGGTATCTTTAAAGTGAAGAAAAATCCATTACCTTGGGTTGAAGAAATGATTAATGCACCTACGCACACAAATTTCTTTGAGAATCGTGCAACAGACTATGCTAAAGGTGCTTTGACTGGAGATTGGTCCGATGTTTGGGCCAAATAAATTGTTAAACCATAATAAGAAGAATAAAAATGACAAACAAAGTAATTTCTGGAGAATGTTTAGAGTGTGAATCGTCTTATACAGTCGAATATACACAAGAATTAGTTTCACAACCAATGCCGGAGTTTTGCCCATTTTGTGGTGATCCCATCGAAGAATTATCCGAAGAATATATAGAGGATGATGACTTAGATGAAGATGACCTCAAATGGGAATAACCTGGCAATATAATGATACTGATTTCACAGAAGACCAAATTGGCGATAGTTACGGATTCGTATATCTGATAACTAACCTAGAGAACAACAAAAAGTATATTGGTAAGAAACTTTTCTGGTTCTCTAGGACTAAACAAGTCAAAGGTAAGAAGAAAAGAGTAAAAGTCCCATCAGACTGGCAAACTTATTACGGAAGTAGTGACAAACTTCAAAAAGATGTTATACTGTATGGCCAGGATAAATTCCGCCGAGAGATACTACATCTTTGCAAGTCTAAAGGAGAATGTAGTTACCTTGAGGCGAAAGAACAATTCGCAAACAACGTAATGGAAAGTGATGAGTATTACAATGACTGGATTATGGTCAGAGTGAGAAAGTCTCATATTAAGGACTACAATGGCAGAACTACGAGAAGTGTTGGATAATGATAGTGATAGTTACTTCTTTCTACCCATGGAAGAATCCGACAACATTCATGTTCAATCGAGTAATTACAAAGACAGAGGCACCAAGTTAAATGGATCGGAACTAGGTGATTGTTACCACATCATTCTTTTCCGTGAAGATGAAGAAGGTGGAATGATTGACTTGGATAGGTTTGAAGGTATCCTTACCGCACCTGTGGAATATATTACCAGAATGATTAAAGAGAATTGGTTTGGTATTGTTTGTAGGAAAACAACAACATCCGAAGAATTTGTCAACAATACATTTGCCAAAATGCAAGAAGTGTGATATAGTACAATTTTAACTATTGGATTCGTAATGATTCTCGTTGACCTAAATCAGGTCCTTTTAGCCGGACTAATGGCTCAAATCTCCAATCAAAAGAACTTTAAGTTGGAAGAAGGTTTAATCCGACATATGGTTTTAAATATTCTCCGTATGCACCTTAAAAACTTCCGTAATGAATATGGTGAAGTTGTGCTTTGCTGTGACAACCGTAAATACTGGCGCAAGGAATACTTTCCATTCTACAAGGCCGGCCGTAAGAAAACCCGTGAAAAATCTGCCTTAGATTGGCACCAAATATTTGATTTGTTGGCCAAGTTTAAACAAGAACTCAAAGAAAACTTTCCTTATAAAGTGATTGATGTGGAAGGTGCAGAAGCTGATGACATCATTGGAACCTTGGTACCTCGTCATGCACCACATGAAAAGATCCTGATTTTGTCCAGTGACGGAGATTTCTTGCAGTTACAACAATATGGTAGTAATATCAAGCAGTACAATCCAGCATTGAAGAAATACCTGAAGTCTGAAAGTCCGTTGATTGACTTGAAAGAAAAGATTATCCGTGGAGATAAAGGTGACGGTATTCCTAATATGTTCTCACCAGCCGATTGTTTTGTCCGTGACCAACGACAGAAACCAATCACCAAAGCAATTATGGAAAAGTATCTGTGGCAAGATGTTGAAGAATACAATGAAACAGATAAAGCCAATTTTATTCGGAATGCAACACTAATTGACCTCAAGAAGGTACCTGTTGAAATCCGTGATAAAATTATAAATACATATGAAGAAACTAAACCTGCAACAAAGCAGAAAATGTTGAATTATTTTATTCAATATAAACTAACAAACCTAATGGATGTGATTGAGGAATTTTAATGAAAAATATGTATGAAGTTTTTGACGAATTTGAATTGGCCAAAAATAAAAAGGAACGACTAGCGGTATTGCAAAGAAATGTTTCTAAATTAATGACTCAAGTTTTAGAATTGGCATTTCATCCACAATATGAGTGGTTACACCACGAAGTTCCTCAGGGTTATCAAATTAAAGAAGTTCCTCCTGGAATGGGTTATGCACAGTTGACTACCGAAATTCGGAAACTGTATATGTTCCGTAAAGGTGATCCAACCGCAGAAAAACTCACACCACAAAAGCGTAATCAATTACTCGTAGAGTATCTCCAGAACCTGGAACCTAGAGAGGCTGAAGTTGTTATTGGTATTTTCAATAAAGACTTAGGTGTCCGTGGTCTGGATTATAAATTTGTTAAAGAAGCCTTTCCTGGAATGTTACCTTAATAGGAGTTAGTAAGTGTCAAAATTTGTAGCTAAGTTTCGCCCTGAAAGAGACTACAGCGATGATTATGAATTCAAACAGAATACATATGAACGTAAAAAGCGAGACAAACAGAGAGAATCAAAAAAACAATCAAAATATTTTGATTCATATGAATCCGACTGGTATTCCGAACCTAAACGCCAAAGACGATAGTGTTGTAAAAAAACAACACATGGCTTGACAAAACATTCAATCTCTGTATAATACAAATCTTGTACGGAGATTTTATGTTTATTCACGGTAGTATTCCAAAGTCCAAAAAACGCAAAATGCCTAAAGCTAAGCAGGCAGAGTATGATGCATGGTTAAAATCCATTGAAGATATGAAGCCAAAATCATTGAGTAAATTTACTCAGCGTCCTGCAATCAAAAGTCCAGTGGTTACTGGCGTTTTTGTTCGGGAAACTCGTAAAATCGAATCTTTAAACTCAGGACTTGGCACAGCCACAAAATCTGCACCAAAAGTCTATACAGGAACTGCAATGAAAGGTATTGCAACCATGCATAAGAGCAATGCGGTGCCGGTTTTTACGGATGAACAAGCAAAAGACATTTCAAACATGAGGCGATAATGAAAAAACTTAATTTTACAGTAAAACTACAACGTCCGGTGTGTCGAACACCAATAAAACCAGTTCAAGTGCATAAACCTGTCGTTTTTAATGCACGGAAAGAAAAGCATAAGCGAACTTTGTCGCATTTTTTGAATGGAGATGCATAAAATGACAGAATTTTCAGCGCAAAGTGACCACCGTTTAATGGAACCACTTAAAGTCGACCAAGAAGCAGTCAAAAGTCTTATTGAAGTCACTAAAATGTGGGCCAATCTCACTCAATTCGAGCAGGACCAAGAAAATTATGAAAAACTTAAACATCAATATGAATGACCGCTCTTGGCCAGCAATTATTGAAGATGCTCCTGACGGATCCGGCGATGGAATTCTTACTTTTCCTCCAGAACTAATTGAAATTACTGGATGGGTAGAAGGAACCAAATTAAACCTTGAAGTAAGAGACGGTTGTCTCTACATTACTGAAATTTAGTTGTAAAAATACAACACCACTTGACAAAACCTAGAATTATTGTATAATAGATACATATTCATTAGGACTTATCATGCTTTTAACACAATCCAAGTCACTTTTGGCCAAACTCATGGCCACCGAAAATCTGCATATCGAACAACGCAACGTTTCCACTGCTTCATTTGATGTGGAAAATCGTGTTTTGACTATTCCAGTTCTAAACAAAGAAATTACCAACGACCAATACGACCTTTTCATTGGTCATGAAGTTGGCCATGCACTTTTTACTCCTCTGGACGGTCTCAAAAAGGCATTTGATGAAAAAATGTCTATGTCCGTGCTGAATGTT